GACGGACGTCCTATTAAGGATGAAAAGAAGTTACGTAGACCTGATCCACTACACTTGGACTAGGTATGCGCAACTTTATATACAGACTCTTGTAGACAGGCTGTCTACCGCTCAGACGTCTAGCTGCATACGCGTCAAACGGCTGCAAGCCCCTGTAGCAGCGCGAGTTCTTGTACTCGTGGCCAGCCAGAGTTGCAATGCAATCAATCGCAGCCTCCTTTGAGAATCCTTCGGCGATGTACCCAGCTTCGGCCTTCTTGGAAAACGTAACTTTGCCGGCAGCACACCGAGACCTGATTGCCTCCAGCTCATAGAGTGGCCCGTCGACCTCTTCGACTTCATCCGCATTGTCACCACCCTGGCTACCAGGTCGATATGTTGGGGTTGACGACGCCATTAATCAACCACCATGGTTGATTTTCGGCAGAATTCTGGCGTTCTTGAGCTAAGAATGCCGAACGCGGCTGCCAATCTCCAGCAGCTATGAGAATGATGTGACATGGCAGCCCTGCCTCCCCGGTCGCCTGATTGTTACAATTGGACTGCGAAAGCGCTAGCTCCCAGTCGAGTGCAGTGCCGAGCTTGCCCCATGTATGCCGAGCGGCCTGTCAGGTTGTGGCCGCTGGCTCAGCGAGCGCCAAGCTGGCAGCAATGGCTGCGTTGGTCGCGGCTTTAACCAGAGATTTCAGCTTCCAGCCATGCAGCGTTTGCGAGACCGCCGAACCGGGCAAGCGAAGCGCGTAGGTCGGCGCGACCAGATCGACGATTGGCGCCGCCAGCACGCCTAGGGCGGCGCCGCGATCCTCGACCTGGAACGTGACGGTGCCGGTGTCGTTGATCGGGTTCCAGATGATCGTGATCTGCTGCGCAAGCGGGTCTGCATCCGGGTCGGGCGTCACCACGTTCGCATCATAGGCCGCGCGCGTGGCCGCCTTGATGCCCAACAGCAGATGCACACCCGGCTCAGAAACCGTTTCGCCTGGCACCTTGATGGCCTGCCCCGTCGCCGGGTCCACCTCGGTCGTCGTGGGCGCGGTGATGTCGTAGCTGCGGCCGATCAGTTCGCTGATCTGCACCGTGAGCACCCGCAGGAAGAAGCGCTCCAGCGTCTGCGTCCAGCCATCGGGATGCGGCTTGGTGGTCATCTGCTCGAGGTGGAACTCGACCGGCCCGTCGTTTGTGGCCGGGTTCCATCGGATCTCGATGCGTGGCGACACGATCTTTGTCTGCGTTCCGAAGGTTGGGTTTTCGCTGATGAGCATGGTCAGTATCCAGTGACGTCGAGGATGGGCGCGCGCACCCAGGCCTGGCCGTAATTGCCAGGGGGTGGCTGTGGGGTACCGCTGGTGCCGCTACGCAGGTCCTGTGCAGTGTCGACGGTGGCAATGGACGCGACGTTGCCGTTGATGTTGACCACGCCCTTGCGCCACAGGACCTGCACCTGCCACTGGGGGCCGCCACCAATCACGCCGCCGATGGCCAGCATGATGTTGCCGGTGGAGCCGGCCAGCGCGGCGTAGGTCCGGCCGGCCGGCAGCGTGATCGATCCTCCCTGATTCGCATTGCCCTGCAGCAGCCCACGCACTTTCATGTACTTGAGTGTTGCGTCGAACACAATCTGATTGTTCGATGGGTTACGCACGACAAGGTAGTTGCGCAGCCCGAAGTTAGGCTCATCGAACACATAGGCGGTGAAGCTGCCGCCGGACGTCCATCCGGTGAACGTGAAGGTGTTGCCGCTTTGCGTGCGCTGGCCGAGTGTCGCGTTGCTCTCTCCCAAGAAGGCCAGCACGGGGTTTGTGCCGGCCACGGTGACGCTCCACGTCTTCAGTACGCCACTACCGCTGGGCGTGATGGTCTGCTTGGATGCTAGAGCCAGGTTCTTCCAGTCCTCGGAAATCACCACGCGGTTGGCACCAGCGTTGATGCGAACGAATGCCACTTCAAAACCTCCCGTAGAACAGCGTGCCTCCAGCGCGGGCACTCAAGCTCGTCGACGGCGACGTCCAGGTGATCGTGTTGCCGTCATCTGTGATGTAGGGCAGGAGCACATTGCCTGCCCCGCTATCGGCAACAAACCAGTAATACAGCTGGTTTGCGCTGCCGGTGATCGGTACCGCCACCGAGCCGTTGGCTCCGCTGGCAATGCCGATCGCGCCCATGTGCTGGGTGAGTAAGTCCGAGTCCGGTTGATCTGTGACTTCGAGAAGCACGACATTCGTGGCTGCATCTCTGACGCGTAGAAACGTCGTCATACGCCTGCTCCCATCGCGATCACTTGCACACCATTAGGGGCGTAGCAGTAGATCTTGCCGCTGACGATCTCATTCCGTCCCTGTCCCGCATCCACGCCAATGAATCGCACTCTGTCGAACGCAAAATCGATGGTTGCTGTAGCGCCATTGTTGACAGAGCGGATGCCAGCGACGCGCCCATTCACGTCCAGCGCCAACGTAGCAGCGGCCTCATAACTTGCAACGCCGTTTTCGGCGCGCGTGACACGGGTTGTCAGCGACTGAGTTGCCGAAGCCTGGCCAACGACGGTTGCGTCTGCGCTATAGGGCGTCGCGGGAAGAGCGCCATATTCGACCTTCACCCGGCGAAAGCCCAATGCGGTGCACCCTACGACGCTTTCCCAGATGAGCCGCACCTGGGCCTGCGTGCATCCCGTCGGCGGCGTCCGCGTAAAGGCACGCTCCTGACGCCGTGCATCCCCATCCATGAAGTTATGCGTCGCCCTGATGATTGGGCTACGCGTCGAACTGCTGATGTAGGTGCCATCCGCGCGGAACCACTCAATGTCCATGCTGACTTGGCCGGCCTGGGCGAACAGCACACTGTCCCAGGAGACAGTCAGCGTCTCGCCCGCGTTGATTGGAAAACGGCTTGAGGCAACTGCCTGCCCACCACTGCCAATGCTCCACGGCGAAGCGTGGGTCATGATGCGTCCCCATGACCCCTCGGATACCCTAAAGCCGCTCGCAGAACCATTGGTCCAAATGCCGCTCTCGAACCCACCGTTAGGCAGGATGTTCGGCCGACCACCCAGCTTTGACGTCACCGAGGTGATGGCTGTGCTCTGCGCATTGATCTCGTTGCCCTGCTGGCTCACCTGAGATTGCAAGGCCTGTAGCGCGCTGGTGTCTGCCTTACCCGAAAGCGTGGACTGCACTGTCCCGATCAGCTGCGACAGCGAGGTCACATTGTTTTCGGCCTGAGTCAGGCGCGTGTTCATCGCCTGCACCGCCGACGCATCCGCTTTACCCGCGAGGCTGGACCGCACCCCGCTCACATCCTGCGCAAGGATCTGCAGCTCTTGATCCACTTGCTGCACCTCGGTGGTGACCTGCTGCATCGCCACGCCGATGGCGCCCACCGCCTCGGCCAGGCTTGCGTACTGCCCGATGAAGGACCAATACGCCGTGTCGGTGATCGCCGTGCCCACTGGCACGTCCTGCTTTGCCACATAGAGCCCGCCGGCGCGCTTGACGATGGAGCCGGCCGGCCATGCCTGATCTACCCACTCTGGCGCCTCTACCAGCGCTTGCAGATTGGCCAAATCTTGAGCCTGCTGGAAAAGCTGGTCAGCCAACTCCCGGTCGCGCTGGGCCGCTTCCAGAAAGCCCTGGCGGATTTCCTCGGTGGTCTGATCGATCGCCTGCTGCATCTCCTCCTGCAGCTCGCCCAGGTTCTTGCCCAGCGTCTTGGTGACGTACTTCGCCGCCACCGACAGCGTGCCGTTGGTGTTGCGCGCGCGGATCGCGAAGACCCACGTGCCCGAGGCCGGGATGGGAGAGTCGAACGCACCGGTGTGGTATCCGCTATCGCCCACGGGCGTCATGGCATCCCACGACGGCATCGGCGCACCCTGCTCCGGTGCCTGGGTATAGCGGATCTCCGCACCGGCCAGGTTGGCCGACTGGATGGTGTCAGTCCAAAAACCCCAGGTGTAGCGCCGGATGCCGCCGCCGACCTCCTCCACGTCGAACAGGTCGTAGTTGACTGGAGGTGCGTCGGCGCCGATGGTCGTGTAGATCAGCGAGGCGCCCAGGCCCAGCTGCCCCTCCGGGCCGAAAGGACGCACGTTGATGGTGTAGGTGCCGGCGCGCGGGATGCGCCACCGCGCCGTGCGGGTGCGCGTCTGCGCCACTTCCACCAACTCGCCATTGCCGTCCGACGCCGAGGCGTACACCACCGCGTGATCGAACGGCCCGCTGATGTCGAACGTGGCCACCAGATCCGTCGCGGTGACATCGCCGGTAGTGACCTGGTCTTCGCTGATCGCAAGGTTGCTGACGATCGGGCGTGTGGCCAACGACGAGCCGCTCTCCGGCGGGATGTACTGGCCTGTCTTGACGTAGGTCCAGAACTCCGACGACTCCGGCACCACGCTGATGCTGGCGCCCTTCAGATCGCTCTCCGGCTCGATCGCCACCACGCGCACACGCAGTCCCGGCGTGGCCTTGAAATCGTAGATCCACACGGTGTCGTGGGCCGGGTTGTCCTGCCAGCCGCCCTGCACCATTGAGTCCGCATAGCCCTCGCCTGGCAGCGGTGCGTCATCCGGCCATTCCTCGACCAGTTGGATGGTGTCGGTCGCCTCTGTGAAGTTGCGCACGCGGAACGTGCGGTAGACCGCTTCGCCTGGGATGCGCAGGCCGATGAAGGCGCTGCGCGCATCTGGCGGCGGTACCGGCTCGTCCAGCGTCAACGTGATCGTACCCAGCAGCGGGCTGCGCTCGGCTGCGGCGATGCGCCCGCCGAAACCCCACTGCGTGAGGTCGTGCGAGATCGACAGCATCGACATGCGGCGATACGACAGGTACTGCAGATCCTGCGCAAAGCCAATGTCCTTGTACTGGAACAAGCTCTGGGCGAGGTGGTAGCGCGCCATCTCGGCCGCATGCGCCTCGCGGCCGATGCCCTCACCGGTGAGACGCGCCGGGTTGAGCATGGTTTCCACGCTCGGCGCCGGCACGCGTAGGGTCTCGACCTTCTTGGTGGTGCTATCGAAATAGCTGTACTCGATGCCGTCGGCTGCGCTGGCCAGCGTGTAGTCCACGCTGAAGCTGCCCTTCTTCATCTCGGCCATGTTGACCACGCCCGAGAGCGGCTGCTCGTCGGCGGCCCACACCACCGACAGGCGACCACCGGCCCAGGTGGTTTGCCCCATGCCGGCCAGAGCAATGGCCTGCAGCACCTCGTCGTGGCTGCGCTCTTCGGTCAGCCAGTAGTCGTAGGTGTAGCCGTTCGCTTCGCAGTGCGCCATGAAGCCCTGCAGCGACGCGATGTCGATCTCTTCGTCGCTCTTGCCCATGCCGGCGATGAGCTTGCCATTCTGGTCGTAATAGCCACGGACGTACTTCAGGATGTGAGCGCCCGGGTTGCTTGTCTCCTCCGCAACCCAGCTGCCATTGCGCCACACCGGGACCGGCGCGGCGATGTGCTCGGCGCGCAACTCGTCGGGCTGGCCATTTATCTGGCCAGTGGCCTTCATCAGGATGCCGGTGCGCGCAAGGCCGGCATAGGTGGCGGTGTCCGCCTGCACGCTGCCCATGGTCGACCATTGAAAGTCGTTGCGCTGGGTGTTGTCGCCGCTGTAGTTGCCCAGGCCGAGGATGCGCACGCGCACGTCGTACTGACCCTTGGCCACATCCGCCGACACCGTGGCGCGCTTGCTGACGTCCAGCTTGTCGCCGGTGAACAGCTGCGTGGCCAGCGTGGCCCAGATCCCGGTGCCCGCGGGCGCGTACTGCACTTGGACGGTCTCGGATACGTTGTACTTCTTGCCCGAGGTGCCCACGCCGCCCAGCACGTATTCCAGGTTGATCTGGATACGCACGGTGTCTGCGCTGGTGGTGCGGGTCACGAAGTCGGCCGTATCCGGCAACTCGCCACCGTCGGTGGTGTCCACGTTGCTGTAGAGCGGGATAGTTTCATCCGGCATCTGGCTGTAGCCGGAGTGGTAGACGCTCACGCCCTCGTAGCTCGACAGCGGCGTGCCGGCATTGGTGAACGTGCCGACGCGGCCCACGCCGATGCCTGGCGTGAGCACCATGCCGATGTACTGGTTGTCGCCCTCGTAGAAGGTGTAAGGCTTACTGGCGAAGTCCGGTGCGATCGGCATGCGGCCGAACAGCAGGCCAACAGGCTCGTAGGGGCGCAGCCGATTCCGCGGCGCTGCCAGGCTGTACACCGTGCCCGCGGTACTCGGGCCGGTCGGACTCTCGACCTTTGGACCCAGCACCTTGTTGATCACCAGCGAGCCAGCCACGAACACCGCCGAGGCGAAAACTGCGCCCGCAGTGCCACCGCCAAAGGCTGCAGCAGCCGCACCGCCAGCACCCGCAATGCCGAAGGTGAAGTAGGTCAGCGCAATCATCGCCACGATGTACAGCGCGTTCCTGCCGACCGCGCCGCGCACCTCGATGACCTGGCCATCTTTCGGATAGACGTAGGCCCATAGACGCCGCGGCACAACTCGGCCGCCGATGGACACCGTCCAATCGCCCTGATCCAGGTCGATCACGTGCCGGTGCAGGAACTCGCACAGGCGCTCGCCGGGCTGCAGGTCCATCGCAATGTGGCGCTGCCCTTCGAGCGTGACCGGGTGCGGCGTCAGCACCAGCTGACCGTCACTCGCAGGCGTGGTCATCAGACCCATGTGTAATACCCCTCAATGCGTGCGCCGTAATCCGGCAACTCGCGCGCCCGGTGCAGCCAGCTGCTGCCGAGCGCGCTGGTTGTGTGAAGCACCCAACCCTCATGGGCCAGGTAGAAGAAGATGCCGACGTGTCCGGGCCGGCTCTGGCCCTTGTCGAACATCAGCACCAGGTCGCCGTCGACCGGCTTGTCGGTTGGCACCGCGTAGGCACGGGACAGCTCGCCCAGCGCCACCTGCCCTGCAGCACCGCGAGGGCGCCGCCCCGGCATCTGCACCTCGCGACCGAACAGCTCACGCTGCACCTGCACCACAAGGTCTGCGCAGTCGTAGGTGTCGGCGTCGTAAGGGATGTTGAGGAACCGCTCAACCTCACTCGCACGCATCAGAAGATCCCCGGCAGCGTGTGCGGGTTCGCGCGCAGCTTTACTGCCTGCTGACGCATGAAGAAGTCCACGCCAATCTGCGCGGTGATCAGCGGGCCGGCTGCCCGCACCCTCGTCATCGGAAGGTAGAACCGCCGAGCAATGACGTCGGGCTGGGTGCGGTCGGTGATCAAGACGCGACACATCACTAACTCGTTGGGCTGCACCCGCTCCAGATCGTCGGTGATGCCGCGGCCCACGTTGTCCACCTCGAGCTGTGCCCTTGGGGTCTCGCCGGCGGAGTCCACCGGAGGCGCAAAGCGAAATGGGTACCCCCTGTACGTGTTGCCATTGCTAACCCAATCCTGCGTGTCATTGGCGATGCGCAACACCGCGCCCATGGATGGCGCCGTCATCTCCAACAGCTCCAGCGGCCCATCCGGATCCGTCACGCGCTGGCGGCGCTCAAGGAAGGAGCTCATCGCAAGAACTCCACGACCACATCGCGCTGCCATGGTCGATCGGCCCCATCAGTCGGGCGCAATTCGCCGATGCTGCCACCCTCGAAGCGAGCCTGTACGGTAAGTCCCGTCAGCGGGTGTCGGAAGTCGAACCAGCCGATGCGGCGGATTTCGTCGAAGTACCAGCGTTCGAAAGATACCGCGTCAACCGGCGTGGCGAAGTCCAACGTCATGGCGAGCTTCATCAGCACACGCGTGTTGAGCACGCGTTGCTTGGGCACCCCGCGCTCCATCTCGGTACGCATCACCGCCGGATCGAAAGAACTGCGCAGCGTGTCGTACAGCACACCTGCATACAACGGGAAAACGGCCATCAGCGGCGCTTCCTAGTGTCGAACCTGCTTTCGATGGCGCCGGCCATGCGCCCACCGCTGGCGATATTCTCGGCCCCGATATCCACAATCAGCTTGCGCAGCTCGCTGCCATCCGGCGCACGGCTGCGCTCCTCGCGCTGCTGCGCTGCTTGGCCTGAATAGTTGTTGATCTCCACAGCCATCTGCCCGCCGATGCGACCTGTCGCGGGCATTACCGCGGCGCCAACCAGACCACCCGACGAGTAGCCACGTCCGCTGCGTATGGCACCCAGCATGGACAGGAACGCAGCCGGCCCGCCGATCGACGCGATGTCGCGCTGACTCAGCACGCCTTCACCCTTATGCACGACACCGGCGGGCTGAAACTTGCCGCCCGGTCCGGTGTAGCCACCGGTGTCCCAGCCTTGCAGCGGGATCGTTTCGCGCTGCACGGTGCCCGCCCCCCCTTGCCCGAACATGTTGCCAAGCAGACCGGTAATTGCCTGCTTGGCGGCGATACGGGCAAGATCGGCAATGATCGAATTAGCCAGATCACTGAAGCTCATCTTGCCGGTGGTCACGAACTTGACGAACACATCTTCCAGACCGCCCAGGGCAGACCCGATGGCAGACTCCACCTGACCTGCGGCATTGCGCGCCTCATCCACGTAATTCGTCCACGCCGCAGACGCACCGTTACCCCAATCGGCCTGTGCTTCGGACATGCGCTCATAGCCGTCGCGGATGACCTGGACACGGCGCTCAGTCGCAGCGCGCACGGCCTGCTCCTCCGCAGCGGCGGTGGCCTCGTCAATACGGCCGGTGTTCTTCTGCAGAGCAAGCTCGGTGAGTCGCTGCGCTTGCTCCCTATAGACGCCGTTGAGGCGCTGCTGGATCTCGAACTCGCGATCGCCCGCGCCGACACGGGCGATCATGGCGTCCATGTCTTCCTGTAGCGCATCGGTGCTGGCGTCCAACGCCGCCTTGTAGGAGGCAAGCGCGTCCTCGCGCTGCTTCTTCAGCTTGCCCTCTTCGGTGGACAACACCTCAAGGGCCGCGGCGCCCTCGGTGCGCACCTTGGCCAGCTGCGCCTCCAGCTCGCCGACCTGCTTATTGACGTCGATCGACTGCTTGCCGCTGACATTGCGGCTGTTGAGGTAATCGATCTGCTTCTGCAGCGACTGCGCTTCGGCGGTAGTGCCGCGATCAGCCAGCTCACGCATGCGCTGATAGTAGTCTTCGACTGTCACCTCACGCGCCTGGTACTGCGCCTGCAGTACTTTCGTGCTGGTGGTGATCTGCGCCTGCTCGGTGGTGAGGGCGTCCTTGATGCTCTGCAGGCCTGCCGAGCGAGAAGACGACGCGATACCTGCAGCACCCTTCGCACCCGATGCCGCGGCCGCATCTTTGATGGCCTGCTCTCGCTGCTTCAGCACTTTTACATCGGTGATGCCGGCCTGCGCTGCCAATTTGCGCATGTCCGTGATGCTCTTTTCCAGCTGCTCCTGTTTGGTCAGGTACTGCACGCCCTGCTCTTGGAACTTCGTGCGCGCTTCCTCTTGCTTGGTATCCACTTCCGAGTAGATACCAGCCATGATTACCTTGACCGGCTTCTTGTTCGCCTCTTTCTGTAGCGCCTCGATCTCCTTCTGGAAATCAGCGATTAACTTCGCACGGTTGGCAGGACTCACATCCCCATAGAAATTATCGCCGTTTCTCAGGCCTTCAATGTTTGACTGCAGCTGCTTGATCTTGCCTGTAGCCGTCTCTTGCCGACCAACTCCAAGCATCGTGTCCCAAGCCAGGGCCGCAGCGCCCGCCACTGCGCGCCACGCCCGCTCCATGTAGCCGAGGTTCTCTTGTACGTCGGCCGCCCTATCCTTCAGCGTATCGGCGTAGATCTTGAATGCAGCAGCGACGGCCTGGACCTGATCGCCCTGCTCGATCAGCGTCCTGATGTTGGCAAGCTGCGTCTGGTCCAGGAAGTGCATCGTCTCGTTGAGCTCGAGCAGCGCGGCCACCGGGTCGGCCTTGATCTTGGCGAACTCGGCGACGGTTTCGCCCACCGCTTTGCCCGTGCCGGCGCGCATGGTCTCGGCGGCGATCGCCACCGTTTCCATCTGGTCGGCGGTGAATTTGCCAGTGGCCGCCACTTCCGTGAGCGCGGCGGCGGCGCTGGAGGTAGTCACACCGGCAATGGCATCCATCTGCGCGGCCACTTCCGCCAGGCGCTCAGCCGTTTGGCCGGACTGGTTGCCGGTCAAAATCAGCGCCCTTTGGTAAGCCGTCGCCTCGTCGCTGCCCTGCTTCCAGGCGATCGCCACCGCTGCAGCGGCGGCGGCCGTGATCGTGAGCGGATTGACCATTCCAACCAGGGCGGAGGAGACGCCAGACAACGCAGGGCCGATGCCGCCAAAGCTGTCCTTGATCTGCCCACCTTGTTGCACCAGCACGGTGAAAAATGGCATCCCACCCTGCAAGCTGGTGAAGATGTCGGTGAACTGCGCAGGCAGCTGTCGCATAGCTGCCGCGGTCTGACCAGCCGAAACGCCCAGTTGCGATACAGGGTTGTTCGCCGGCAGCGGCTGGCTGGCCTGCTTCTGCACAGCGGCAAGCTGCCCACGCAGCAACGCGAGGCCTTGCTTGATGTCGTTCACGTCCGCACTGATGCGGACGCGCAGGTTTGCTGATTGGTCGGCCATTTACCGGTTCAAGTCGTTGAGGTACTTCGTAAAGGCGGCAGGCTCAGATCCCATCGCCATCCGTACGGCCTGCGCCGTGGATGCTTCGCGTTGCCGCAGCTGCTCGTGGTCATCGCGCACAGCAGCTGCAGAGAACGCCTTCGCTTGCACCAGGGTGTAGGTCAGGACGTCTCGACGCTGGTGCCCGCGGGCGACGAGGAAGTGGACAAGATCGGCCCAGTCGTTTCCGCCTGCGTCGCCACCATCGCGGGGATGGCTTTGCCGGCCACCTGCATCAGGCTCGGCAGGCGCTGGCCGAAAAAATCCTGGTTGAGCTCCACAACTGCCTCAACCAGCGTGGCCGCATCAGCAAGGCTGGCGCCGGCAATCCATTCCTCAGGCTTGCCGGTGACGAGCGCGCCGGCCTTCGCGAACGCCGCCCCGTTCTGCTCCAGCACGTCCATCAGCAGCGCAGCCACCTCGATCGACGCATCGGCATTGACCAAGCTGGCGGCGATCAGCACGCGCCCGATGATCGGCCGTGTGGCGGTCATGAAGGGGCCAATTTGGGCCAGCGTCAGCGGCCCGAGTTCCAGCTGCTCGCCGCGAAATGTGATCGTGCGCGTGGGCGGCGTCAGGATGTCGATGTCCTCGCTCACTTCTCGGCATCCCAGGTGAAGTACTGCGACACGCCGGCCGGCTTGCTGGTGTCCTTGCTGAGCGTGCCGGTGACCGTGCCAGCGCCGTACTGCTCACCAATCAACGCCAGTTCACCGATCACGCCACCGGACACGCGGTAAGCCTGGGCGCGGACCTTCTTGCCGCTACGCGCTTCGTTGAAGCCCAGGAACAGCAGCTCGTACTCTTCGTTGGGGTTGACCAGCGCTTGTAGGCGCTCGGCCGCGCCGAAGCTATAAGTGACCTTGATGTTGGCCGCGCCATCGGCCGGGACGGCAATCTTCGAATCTGCCGGCACGTAGAGCGCGCCGTTCTTGATGTCCCAGTCCTTGCCTTTTTCGTACACCGCATCACCGGTGACCGGCTTCACCGCGGTGATGTCGGCCGCCAAATTGGCCAGCGGGGTCACGCCATCCTTGTAAGCCACAACGGCCTCATCGGCTGCATTGCCGGCCACGATGGTCGTGGCGGTGCCGCGCAACACGTCGGCGAAGTTCTCCGCGCTGAAATCGTGCATGGTGAAGCTCACCTGCACTTCGGTGATCCGATCGACCGAATTCCGGTTGCCACCGCCGGGCTGCGTGCTGTCGAGCAGGTTGATGCGGTTGGTCTGCGGCGAAAAGCTGAAGGCCGAGCAGTTACCAACACCGCGGAACGGCTTGGCCGCGCCGCGCTTACGCAGATGCAGCTCGCCGCTACCCAGGTAGCTGTAGTCAGGGGAATTGATGGGCATGGGTGCTCCTCGTAGGTGCCGCGTGCGGCGTCAGGTAATGGGGATGTGCGTTTGGTAGGTGAGCAGCGCGCCAACCCAGCTCATGCCCGCCTCGGGCTTCACCGGCTCCATGGACACGTACTGCGGGAACTGGATGCCCGGGGGGTAGCGGAACTGCTGGTCGGCCATGGCCAGCTCGATGTCTGCCACCAGCGCGTCCAGCCGCGCCTGCGCGGTGTCCAGCGGCGCGGGCACCTTGGCCACGATCACCAACGTGGTCAGGCGATGGGTGCGCGTCAGTGCGCTCTCGCTTGCGCGCTGCTGTTTGGTCACCAGCACGGTCAACACGGCATTGGCGTCTTCGTCGACCTGGCCCGGCTCCAGCGTCAAGCTGGCGCCGGCATCGGTCTGGTAGCCGTTCGCTACGCTGATGCGCTGCAGGCAGCTGCCCACCGCAGCGCGCAGGTGTTCGCGCGGGCTAGCCATGGTCGGCCACCCACTGGCTGACGGATTCGTCCTCGCGCACCCGCTCTGCGAGCACCAGGGTCTCGCCATCCAGCAGCACGCGCCCACGTTTGGCAGGCTGTACCTCGGCACGCTGCAGCGTCACAAGCGTGTAGCCAGTGCTCACCGGTGCGAGGTCGCTACCGAAGTCGCGCACATCACGATCGATCTGCACCGTGCATGGCACCGTCTCCGTCGCACCGGGCGCTTGATAGCACGCGCCATCAGCCAAGCCGACCTCGGCAAAGGCAGCAAACGCGGTCGCATCGAATGCCCGCATAAACTCGCGCTGGCTCATGCCTGCACCTTCGCGATCGCGTTGCGGATCGCTTTGTCCAGCTCGCGGTGGAAGTAGAACGGCATCAGCTTGTCCCAGGTGCGCTGGGCCAGTCCGAAGATGTCGTAGCGCGGCGTGTAGCTGGCCCGCGAGGTGAACACGAACACGCTGCGCACCGCGCTGCCGAAACCGGTACCGATGCGCTCGTAGATACCCGGCGCCAACTTGCCGCGCTGGCGCTGTAGGGCAAAATAGCGCCCGCCGCGGCGCACGGTGCGCTGCATCACCGCTACTGTATTCAGACGTGTACGGCCCAGGTACTCGGCGCGGCTGCCCTCGTTGCTGCGCCGCTTGGGCTTGTCGGTGTTGGCATTTTGGTAGGCGTCGCGCTGCGCGCCCAGCTGCGACAGGATTGCCGTCACCTGGCCGCCGGGCACATTGCCGTATTGGTCGGTGCGCGCGCCGCGTCCAGTGACTGCGAATTGCCCGGCCGGCATCAGGCCCTTGGCCTGCAGCAATACCTCAAAGCCTTTCTTCCGGCGCTGGCCGCCCTCCACCTCAGTGCGCAAGTACTTTGACGGCGGCGTGCCCTTGAAGGCTTCATCGCGCAGGAAGATCTCTGCGAACAAGCGCTCGCGCGTCGCCTTGCGGTACATCGCGGCGTTGATCGTCAGCGATGTCGGCCGGTCGAACACGCGCGGCGCGGTGCGCTTCCACACCTCGCGGATTTCGTAGGCAGTGGCATTGCACGCTTGCACAATGGCGAAGGGCAGCTGCTCCCGCTCAAGCGTGGTGAACTGGCGGCCCAACAGGTTGTCGGCGTCCACCGCGATCCGGATCTGGCTCATCGCGCGCCCTCGCCTGCCGGCGTGCCCTGGACTTGCTCGATCTCGCCCAGGTTCGCCTCGTAGAACTCTAGACAGCGCTTGCGCCCGCGCGAGACGTCCAGCACCTGCTCAAGCGTGCCGTTTTTGACCCAGGGGCAGCGCTGCGTCAGGCGCGGCTCGATCTGCACATAGGTATGCACCGGCACTGCAACCACGGCTGGCGCCGGCGTCACGACGATTGGACGTGCCGGATCTACCCTAGCCGCTTTGTTGCCGCATCCAGCCAGCCCCACGGCTAGAATCACAGCGATTAGCAGTGCGCGCATCAGTAGCCTCCCAGACTGGGGCATGCCGCAGCCAGCGCCTGCAGTGCAGCGGTGCACTCGGCCGGGCGTTGGTCGTATTCCTGCTTGAACGCCTTTGCACTGCGATCGGCAGCGGCTTTCGCGGCTTCGGTCTTGTCACGCAGCCCGGCGTTGCGCTCCTGCAGCAAACGTAGCTTTTCGGCCTCGGCCTGCAACTTGGCGGCGATGGTCGCCAGTGCGGCGTCCTTGTCCGCGTTATTGCGTTCTAACTCGGCGCGCTTGAGCTGCGCCGCTTCCAGCGCCGCGACTTGGTCGCTCTGGCACTGCTTCACCTGACGGGTGACCACGATCACCTGCTGGCCTTTGCGGTAGGACGTGAGCGAGGCAATCGACAGCAGCGCAGCGAGCACCGCACACACCACCTTGAGGCGGCTGCCGGGCTTACGCAGCCAGGTCAGCGCGTCAGCTGCCCAGCCGAATACCAGCGCAACGAGCGCCTTGAGGAAGGCCAGGATATTCATCGCTCGCTCTCCCGCCGGCGCCACGGGTAGATCAGCAGCACCGTCAGGCACACGCGCACCAGCAGCACGTACCAAGGCGCCGGTGTGTGCTGCGCCAGGTCGCGCAGAAAGATGCCCAACATGCCGACAGCCAAACCAATGAAGCAGGCACCACGTAGCGCCCAGGCAGCGCGGTCGCGCGCACGCTCGCCGGCATGAAAGGTGTGCAGCAATTGCCACGTAGTGGCACAAAACACGGCCAGTGTGCTGACCAGGCTCAGGAGGTAGACGCTCACGCAGCACCTCCCGCGCGCCCGGCCAACCGATCCGACCACTTCTGCAGTGCGCCCAAGTAGTGCGGCAGCATCGGCTTGATGATGAAGCCGCTCAGCCCGCTCACCGCAATGCCGATGCGGTGAACCGATGGAAAGTAGTTGGCCAGCGCCACCACAATCCAGCCGGCGGCCAAGGCGAAGCCCAGCACGAACAGCCCCAGCAGTCCTACCCTTAGCAGCAGCGTCAGCCACTGCACGCCCGGCCCGCCACTGGGCGCAGACACCTTGCCCACGTCGATCTCGCTGAGCAGCAGCAATCCGACCAGTGCGCCCACCACCGCAGCCAGAAACCACGATTGCGGGATGCCGAGAAACAGATGCTCGCTGCCGGTGATCACCTCAGTGACCACCGCACTACCCGCGCTGGTCGCCACCAGCAGCGCGGCCGACTTGAGCACCACCGTGGCGCCGCCGTCCATCACCGAACAATCCCCGCCAGCTCCACGCCGTCCCAGATGACGGCATCGCCCCAGAAGTTGCCGCCGTTCTCGTGCTTGGCAATCGCCTTTGCCAGCTGGAAAGCAGTTACCGGAGCTTCCACGCTGATGCGCTGGTCAACTTCTACGCCCAGCGCCTTGGCAACTTCGCGCACATAGGCACCGGTGTCGTTCTCCACCGGCGGCGCCCAGCGGTTGATGATTCCGCGCACCGTGCGCAGGTCGTGCTTGCGCTGGTAGGTCAGCAGTGTTTTGACAAGGGCACGAAAGCCGTATTCGGGCGTATCGAACACCGCAAAGCGGGCCTCGCGTGCGCGTGCGGCGGCGGTGCGGTCTTCGCCCTGCCAGGCCACGCCGGTACGATCGATGTTGCCTGGATTGTTGTTGCGGACGCCGCGCGGCGGGGCCATGTGCTGATCCTTGGGTCAGGTTGAAGAGAGCCACCACCGCACGCGCCACCCGGGCATCTCGTGCGGTGGTGGGTAAGGCTTAGGCGGCCACCGGCGTGGCGGTGCCCGGCGTCAGGCGTACCAGCACAGTTGCGGCACCGTTGCCGGACGCTTCGATGGCGTAGCCGATGTTGTTGATGTCGCCAGCGCCACCAGCAGCCGAGATGGCCTGCTTGGTGTCGGTATCCCAGTTGACCGAGGCGCCACGCGCGAACACGGCGGCCGCCAACTTGGGCAGTGCAAACACGCCTTCGACGTGCGCAGCAATCGTTTCGCCAACTGCGCCGTCGGTGACGGCGACAGCCACCAATTTGCCGTCAGCGATCACACCGCCGCTGGTCACAGCGGTGGTCAAGGTCACGTCCAGCACGCGGCCGTCCTGATATGCGTTTTTCATAGGAAGTACTCCAGATGCGAAGAGACGCCGCACCGCGCCTGCGGTGCGGCAGGCGGCTTACTGGCCGGGGTTCTTGTAGATGCCGCGGTAGTCGGCAATGGCCGGCGCCGCATCCATGCGCACCTTCCAGGCCACACCGTCGACGGTGAACCCTTCGTGCTGCTCCAGGTAGGGCGTCTGGTTCCCGTCCAGATAGCCCACCACCAGCGCATCCACGTAGGCCGAGTTGGCCAGGCCGTACCACGCCTTCGGGTCTGCCCCATCCAGGCGGCCGTCGCTTTCCACCTCGAAGGTGTTGCGCACGATGTTGGGCGTGGTCTGGTTGTTGGCCCCGCCCACCGCGTACTCGGCCGCACGCACGGTCAGTGCCGCACCGGAGAGCGCCACCGGCGTCAGCAGGGTCTTCATCGGCACACGGATGACGTTGCCGTCGGCATCCTTCTGCAGCGCCATGCGCGCCTGCATGGCGCTGACGCTCTCGGTGGTGATCGTCGCCGCCGGAAGCAGGTTGCCGTGGTCGGCATGGAACAGCGTCTTGCCGTCGGCCAGCCGCGGATTCTTGACGATCAGATCGAACACTGCCTTGGCCAGCGTGCGCTTGGCGGCCTGGCCCATCTTGCGCGGCACATCACTGAAGATGCCCAGGTCGTCATTGATGATGGCCTGGCGGGTGATGGTGAACAGCCGGCCCCAGGTGACGATCTGCATCGACTGCGACTGCTCGCTGAAGGTGCCCTGCTTGTACTCGCCGCCCTCGCGTACCGGCAGCAGGTCGGAGAACGCACCCAGGCCCACCAAGTTGGTCGGCTTGAAGTCCGGCACGCTCACCGCACGCGTGAACTCGCTGAAGCGCTCTTCCACTTCCTGGTAGCCCTGCAGCACCGAGCGACGCGCGGCATCGCCCAGCAACGCCGGGAAGTCCGAAGTGGAATGCGTAAACGCCATGCCAACGATCTCGCGCCGGTCCATGCCGCGAGGATTGACGCCGGCCTGCACCAGGCATTCACGTGCCATCTCGGCCAGCGAGTGGCCGCGGTACGGGTTGTCTGCGGCGGCCTGCGCCATGCCGACGCGCGCCTGGATGGCGTTGGTCATCGCCGCACGCACGTTGTCGCGCTGGTCACCGCCGGCCACCACGCCGGCGCGGCCGTTGAGCGGCTCGCCGTTGCGGCCCATCAACGCCAGGATGTGGCGGCCCACGTTGTCGGCAGTAACGTTGGGGTCGGCGGCGGCAATGACGCCATCCACATAGGTGCGGATCTCCGCATTACCCATGTGCGGTTCGGCCAGCGCCATGATGTCGCTGTTGCGCCCGCGCATGGCCACCAATGCGGCCTGCACGGCAGCAGCGGGGTCCGGCGCGGCTGCGACCACCGGCGTTGTTGCAGCCGCAGCCGGCGGCGGGGTCACGTTGGTGGTCGTCGTTGCACCCTGCCCGCCACCGGCGTTGGCGAGGATGCGGAGATAGGTTTGCTGGGTCATAGGATCCTCGATGTGGCCAACAACGGCCGTTTGGGTGACCTCGGGAAGTGAGGCAAAAACACTGGGACTGAGCGCGGCGGCGATGTGCCCGCGCAGCTGCGCGGCAACTGGTGCCGGCGCCTGGTTGATGGCCTGCAGGTAGCCGGTGAGCGCCACAACGCAGGCGCCTTGGGCGCGGGCGGCGGCGGCGGCGGTGTCTGCTACGCGGTCGGCAAAGCCGAACTCCACCGCCTGCGCGCCGGTGTACCAATGGTCGGCGCCGTCGGTGAGCAGCTGCTCCACCTCGGTGCGTTTGCCGGTCTTGGTGGCATAGGCCTCCAACATCGCACCGGCGTGCGCGTCCAGCGCGGTGGCGTACTGCCGGAACGAGGACGCGTTTCCGGCGGCGATTGTGTGTGGCGCATGCACCATCAGCAGCGAACTGGCGTACATGACCACCTCATTGCCGGCCATGGCGATCAGCGAGGCAATCGATGCCGCCTGGCCGTCCACAAACACCACCTTGTGCGCGGCGTGCTGGCTCAGTGCGTTGTAGATGGCCATGCCATCGGCCACCACGCCGCCGCCGCTGTTGATGCGCACGTGGATCGTGCCCGCGGTGATCTGGTTGATCTGCTCGGCCAGCTCCAGTGCGGAGACCGATTCCGACCACAGGCTGTCGCCGATGGTGCCGTAGATCATCACCTCAGCAACGTCGTTGGCGCGGGCCTCGATCTTGAGCAGGCAAGGGCCGAGCGCCTGGCCAGCATCGGCAAGCACGCGGCCCAACGCCGCGGTGAGTGTAGTGGGTCGCATAGTCAGATGTCCCTCAACATGTCGCGCGAAAGGTCGGCGCGCAGCTGCGCCCGTGCTTCCGCTGGTGCCGGCGTGGCCGGCTGCAATTGCTGCTGCTGTTGCTGCCAGTCCTGGCGCTGCCGCAGCACTTCGTCGGGGCTGTTGCCGTACTGCAGCGTGTTTTGCTGCGGGCTCACCCAACCACGGTCCTCGGCCTCGCCCTTGGCGTAGGCCTCCTTCAGCGGATCGATCCACGGCATGATTGGGCGCACGTACGTCGACGCGGCCAAATGGCGCAGCGACCAACCGCGTGGCAGGCGCACCTTGCCGGCCAATACCGCCGCCTCCACGAAGCGCTGGCGCTGCGGGCGCACCGACAGCGCAATAAAGCGCTCGGCCAGCATCAGGTAGCTGCCCCACTTCTCCACCAGCTCTTGCCGCTGCGCGGAGTACGTGCCGTTGTAGTCCAGCGACAGGCTGGAATAGCTCACGCCAATGCCGCCAGCGGCGGCGCGGAGCTGCTCTTTGCGCCACGTTGCCGCATTCGGGTTCGGGCGGTCGGTGCCCAGGCTTTCGATTGATTCGCCTGGCAGCAGGTCGTCGAAGATGGCGCCGGGCGCCATACGCAGCTCCCGCACCGGCACGCCCTGCTGCATCAGTGCTACGCCGCCCAGGCCTTCGCCGGTCGGCTGATAAAGCTCGCCCGAGCCCTTCTTGATCTGGAACGTCATCGACGCAGCCACCTTGGCCGCAATGCGTTCGGATTCCTCGTAATCCTTCACGTCTTCGAAGCGCGACATCGCGCTGGCAAACACGCTCAGGCCGCGCACCTGGTGCAGCCGCTTGAGGTTGGCGATGCAGTGCATCACCTCCGCGCTCACGCGCTTGGTCTCGGTAGTCCAGCCCAGCGGGTCGCCGGGGTGCTGCTTGTACACGTGGTAGGCAACCGGCCTGCCCCACGCGTTGCGCTCCACGCCCTGCAGGATGTTGCGCGCCGGGTCGTTGAAGTCCAACGGCACCAAATCCGCCTCCAGCATCTCGATGCTGTACGGCACACCGCCGCCATGCTCCAGATACGGCACGGTGCCGACGAGGTCCTGGTAGAACGCTTCGCCGTCACGCAGCCAGCTGCGTGCCAGCAATTGCTGGCATGCCCCGTAGTCGTGGGCGCGGGTCACTTCGGGCGCGTCCCACCACACGTCCCACAACTCATCCAGCTGCAGGGCCAGTTCGCGGTTGATCGGCTGGCCGGGCAGGCGCGGCGCCGACAGCACATCAATGCCGGAGCCGACCGTGTTCTGCACCAGCACGTTGAGCGCGTTGTCGGCCAGGTCCAGGTCGCGCTCAAGGTGGCGCGCCTGGTCACGCAGCTGGCGCGCATCCATCCCGGCAATGGCATTACCGCTGCCCCAGTCGCGGGCCAGCTTGCGGCTACGCGAGGGGCGGGTGACTTCGTGGGCGCGCGACACAACGGGGGCCGTCAGGGCACCGCGCATTTCCGCTGCATGGACGGCGCGGTCGGCTGCGAGCGCGGTGGACAGACGCGTGCGCGCGAGGGTTGCACTGCTCATCAAGTGCGCCCGCCAAAATCGGCAGTGGCCCAGCGAGCACGGCGGCCTGCATTGCTCTCGCGATCGACGGTGGCCTGCCATTCCTGGCGGCCCTTGCGGATCTCCGCCAGATCGGCGCGAGTGAGCATGCGCTCACCGAATCGAAAGCTCTGCCCTTTGAGCACGGCAAGCTCTGCTTGCGTGTAGGAGGTGAGCATTTCCTGAGCCGTTGTCATAACGAATCAGGCTAGAGATTGAGATGTCCACGATCTAGGCAAAACCGTGGACTATCACCCATGCAGGCCATTGATTTTAATAGCTATCTTTTTCCAGTTGTCCCCATCTTTGCCAAAACCGTGGACACCTCGGAAATAGCGACTGCCTTGCGCTGGCGCCCTAACCGCGCAAGCGTTTTCCCTGGTGAGAAACTGGCAGGCCCCCGGGGAACAACTCGTGCAACTTGCTTCGCGACACATCAAACTCCCGCATCACCTGCCTTGGCGACAAGCCGCGTTCCAATGCTGCGCGAATCGTATCGAGGGGATAGGAGCGCGCTGCCGTCGGGAAGTAAGGCCGCTCACCAGCAAAGCACCGCATGATGGATTCGACGAATGGCTGCGCCATCTGCTCGCTGATACCAATGTCTTGCTGCATTGCTTGCAAAATGCGCTCGCGCAGCTGGTCCGCTGATTCGCTCGGACGCGCCATCAGAGCCCCCAGCCATCGCGTGCGAAACCATTGGCGCGCGGACGCGCCTGCGTTCCACGAGAATCCACGGCAACTGGCTGGCTTGGCGCAACATCCATCGAAGATGTTTCACGGGAATCCTGCGGCGCGTCGAACAGCCCGGGTGCAGTCGGCTGATACTGCTGCTCCAGCGCTTCCCACTGCGAGTCGCGGATCACGTCGGCTTTCACCGCGGGGGCCAGCGATGCCCAGATTGCGTACACCGCCGTGTCCAGCGGCTCGTTGCGCGCGCCCTTTGGCTTGATCCAATAGCCCGACTCCTTGTCGTAGAACTCCACCGTCAGCCCCTTGTAGTACACCGGCAGCAACGCACCCGGATCCGGGTTGATCGGATCCGGCACTTCATCACCACGCCCGCCAGGGAAACGCAACATGCGCGCCGTCAGATCCTCGGCCTGCCCTTCTGCATCGGCTTTATCTCGAGCAGTCAGCGCGGCGGTTAGCCAGCCATAGACCATGGTCTTGAGCACCGAGGTGCCCACACCCCACACACCCACACTGCGCGCCACCGTCTTGTCACGGTTGTTGACCTCGGTCTTGGCCGGGCGATAGACGGCTCGTTCGGACTTGCGCTCGTTGCGGCCGCGGATCAGATACACCGTCTGATTGATGTAGCCATTCATCGTCGTCACGATGCGGGCTTGTCCGCTCTGATTGACCAGCTGCTTCACGAATTGCGCCACCGTCTCGGTCCAGTTGCCGCCGTCCAACGCCACGGCGGTAATCGGCATATCGATGCCGCGCGTGGTTTTCCACGTGCCGCGCAGATATTCGTCCAGCAGCGGGTAGGTGTCGAGGATGGTGGGGTCCAGGTCGATGACGGCGTAGTCCACCACCCAGCGCCGCTGACCGCGGCCGGTGGCGATCACCTGGACCTCGGCGCGGTCGTGCTGGAAATCGACGCCGGCCGTCAGTACCAAGCCGCCGAACGGCACGACGCCACGGTGCACGCCAGGCTCGCCCAGCTTGGCCACCTCGTCCGCGTCCTGCTCTTGCCGCTCACCGGCATACGGCAAGCCGAGCTTGAGGTTGTGGAAGCCCGCCGCCTTGTTCGGGTCGCGCTCGGCCTCTGCCTTGGCGTCGGCCAGGTCCTTCCACGATGGTCCAAGGCCGAGAGGAGCATACGCGGCCCACGCGTAGTAGCTCCGGTGGTAAGGGTCGGCATCGGGATTGGTTGGCTTCCAGTACGCCGTGCCGCCGTGTCCGCGCTCAGCGAACATCACGTCCTTGTGGTGCTCCTCGATCACGCAGCCGTTCACCACGCAGGCGAACGTGCCGTCCGGCTGCAGCCGCTCGATGTCTAGCGTCTGCTCACCGGCGCAGTGCGGGCACTGCACCATGTACACGCGCTGGTCGCCCGCCGCGTGGCCCGCCTCGATCGCGCTGGCGCCGGCGATAGTCGGCGTGCAGGCGCGGTAGATCTTGGCGCGGTCGCCATACGACATCGCGCGCGCCTCAAGCTGCTGATCGGCCGGCCCCTGCCCTCCGATGTCCTTCGGGTATTCGTCCACCTCGTCCATGAAGATGTAGCGCGCGGTGCGCTGGCGCAGCTGCTTGGCCGAGTTACTCCAGATCACCCACAGCGTGCCGCCGGGGAAATGCTTCTCCAGCATGTTGTCGGTGTGGAGCTTGGCCAGTAGCTCGGGCATCTCCATCACCGCCGGGTCGAACTTCGACGCCGCCCAGCTGCGCGCCAGATCCTTCACCGGCTGCGCCACGATCATCGAATCCGCGCCGCGGTCGATGACATAGCCGGTCCAGTTGATGCCGATCTCGGTGGCGCCGATCTGTGCGGACTTCATGAAGTCCACCAGGCGCACCGGGGAATGGTCGCTCAGGCAATCCATGATCTCGCGCAGGATCGGATTGCGGCTGGTGCGCCACGGGCCGGGCTCGGCGCCGGAGCCCTTGGCGATGATGCGGTTGGCGTCCGCCCACTCGCTTACCGTCTGGATCGGCGGCAGCTCCCACGCGCGTTCCCAGGCGTCGCACACGATCGCTGCCGGTTCCGCCAGCTCCACGTCGAAGGCGTTGAGATCCAGCATCATGCGTCGTCCTCGGTGGCGTCGTTGCGCTGCCCCGGCGGCGCCAGCAGCTGCCGCGCATCTTTCTGCATCGTCTGCGCGATCAGGCGCACCTCAGCCTCGAGCATCGCCTCGATCGCACGTGGGTCGGTTTCGGCGGCCAGCTTGGCGCGCAGGCGACCGGGCAGATTCATCATGCTGTTGAGCGCCTGGCGTACGAGGGTAAACACGGCACGCTCCACACCCTTCGTGCGCGTCAGCTCGCGGGACTCTTCGCCCAGCTCCAGCTCTGCCAACCTTGCCCGCGCCAGCCTTTCGCGACGTACGGCTTCCTGCACGCTGGGCACATCGCCCTGCGGCACGCGGGACGCGGGCGCCTCCAGGCGGTCCGCCGCGCCAGCGGTGCGATCGCCGCCGCGCAGCGGGTCTGTGATGTCGTCCAGCAGCGAATCACTAGCAGCCACATTGATGCGCTTGCCATCGGCGTGCATAACCAGCTTCCCCGACCGCCGCATGCGGCGAATGTAGGAGTCGCTGCAGTTCCGGTGAGCCGCATATTCCGCTGCGGTCATGGTTTCGGAACTCATGCGGCCATCCCTGTTCCGTTCGGAACCAAAGCCCGGAACGAAAGATGCATGAAAAGTGGGGTCCGAATTACCCGCAGACGGCCAAGGCCCGGGAGGACCCGCGCCAGGGTCGCGCCCGCCATGCCGGCCGATACGGTCGCGGTCGCCCCGACCTGTCCCTGCCGGCCCGCGCGGCGATTCCCGTGGAACACGGCCCTATCGCAGCACGTCCACACCGTCCCCACCTCGGTTGCGAGGTGTGGACGGCCGCAAAGCTTGGAATCATTGAGGTGTCCAGACTGTCCAGACTGTCCACACCTGTTGAGAGTTTTTGATTGATGATGAAAAGGAGTCATGTACGTAGGCGCGCGCGAAAGGTGTGGACGGCGTGGACAGCCTTGCCGCAGTAGGCGGGAGGTCTGGACGCAGGTGTGGACAGGTGTGGACGTTGGTGGCGAGGTCTGGTCAGAAGTCCGGGGCATCCGTTGCCTCCTGGCTCGCCTGCTCTCGGCTGGCGCCGGCCAGCCACTCGTCCACCGTCAGGCCAGCACGAAACCAGCGCGGCTCTCGTCCTCCGTCTGGCCATCGCCGGCGGTGGTTCTCCCAGCCCAGCGTCTTGAGGATCGCAGCCACACGCATCTGCTCCGGCTTGCCGTGCTTGCCCGGATCCAACCCGATGGCGTGCACCAGGATCTCGTCGGTAGTCGCCCAATCCACCTTGGCTGCGGAGAACTTGAGGCGCACCGGGTAGCGATCCTCAGCCATGCGCCCATCGAGCCACTTCTCCACACGCCCCTCCCAGCTGTCGCCTACGTAGCGCGCTGCCTGCTCCTCTGCTGCCTCGGCCGGCAGCTGCCACCATTCGAAGCCGGCATCGAACATGTGCACCGCCTCGGCCCACAGCTGCTCGCGCTGTGCACTGATCGCATCGATCAGCACCTCACCGTCGGTGCGTACGGGCAGAAAGCGCCGTCCACCGGTTGGGTCGCGCAGGTATTGGTGCTCGTTGGTGGTGCCGGCGAACACGCACTCGCGCCGATAGGAGCGCGGCACGCGCTCATAGGGCGCTCTGAACTTGTCCACCCGCCGGGTGATCGCCGTCTTGACGCTGGTCACGTCGGCCTTGGAGAAGCTGTCCATCTCGCCAATCTCCACGCCCCAGGCGCCCTGGATGACCTGGTAGAAGTCCTTGCCGCTGGGCGATTCGCTGGTCTCCACAAACCACTGGCTGCCAAAGATGGCGCGCAGTGCGCTGGACTTGCGCTTGCCTTGCTCACCTTCGAGCACCAGCATGAAGTCTACCTGCGCGCCCACCGATGGCTGCTTGGCGTCGAACCACAGCACGCGGGCAACAGCGCTCACCATGAAACATTGCGCTGCGCGTCGGCTGTAGGCGGAATCGGCCGCGCCAAACAGATCCACCAGCATCCGCTCCACACGCGAATGCCCATCCCACTGCAGGCCGGTGAGGAATTCGCGGATGGGGTGGCGGCGATAGCGCCGGGCCACTGCGATCACGGACTTAAGCACCAGCTCGTCGCTGCACTTCATCGCGTACCGGTCCGGGTGCTGCAGCCACGCCGCCAGTTCGTAGGCATCGGAGTCGATGAACTCCTCGCGGCTACCCCCACGCCACGGCGGGTCGCGCTCCAGCTTCACCTGGTTACTCGAATCGTTGAGCCACCAAAGTCCCGCCAAGCGCTCGTCGTGCTCCATGATCAGGATCAGGTTGTGCAGCGTGCCCTCGACATTACGGTCACGGTTGAACGTCAGCTGCGCCTTCCACGCATCCGGGTTGTGATCCCCGCCACCAGGTGGCGCAGTGCCCAGCCCGCCGTCCACAACGGTCAGCGTCTTACGTTTGGTCAATGTCATCCCCGCTCGCCCTCTTCGCAGCGTTGCGCTTGCTGTAGGCAGTAGTCATACCGGCGCTGACAGCGCTCCGGCGTTTCGTATGGGTTGCGCAGCGCCGCCTCAGCTGAAGCCCGCCAATCGCTGGCGGTTGGCTGGCGATCGCGCCAGATGTCACGCTGGGTGGTGTCACTGCGCATGGCCTGGCACCACAGTCACCTCGACCACGCGACCCGCTGCCCAGGCCGACAGCTGCCGCGGCGTCCAGCCATCACGCTCCAATGCATCGGCAATATCCCAGCCGTCCGGCATGCCATCGGTGTCGATCAGCCGCACGCTGTGCGCACCCGCGCGCATGGCCAGCTGCGCCAGGCCTGGTATGTAGTGGCCGGCGTCGTTCTGCCAACCCAGCATCGCCTTGCGACCGGCCGCGTCCGCGTCCGGCCAAAGCACGACGTTGCGTCCGGCCAACGGCCGCCAGTCGGTCTTGGGCACGGCATTGCTACCACCCGGCCATGACGCGACCGCATATCGCTCCCACGCGCCAGCGCCAGCCGCGCGGCATTTTTCGCCCTCAACCAGCAGCACGTCGGCCTGCGGCTTGGCCGCCAGCGCATCCAGGCCGCAGATCGGGCGCGGTGTCGGGAAGTGCTGGATGCACCACTGCCGCTTGCCGTCCGGTCCCACGCACCACGTCACCTGCGGCGTCCACTTCTTCACCTTGCGCGTTTGCCGGTCGGTGAACTCGGCGCGCAGCACATAGCCCAGCAGCCTGCCTTCGGCATCGCGATAGGCATCGGCCCGCACCACCCGCATGCGGCGCAATCGGCTGCGTTTGGGATTCCAGATGGGCACCGTCCAGCCATTGCCGGCCATCAAATCAGGGGCGTCGTCCGGCACCGGCATCAGCGGCACCCAGAGCACGTCGAGCGGCGCCTCCATCTCCACCTGCACCCCATCGCGTGCATGGCGAAAATCCTCAGCGCCCAGCTGTACGCACGCCTCGTGGAAGTCGCACCCGGTGATTGCCATCAGGAAACCGATGACGTCGTGATGCGCTCCGCAGCCGAAGCAATGCACAAAGCCCTTGTTGGGGATCACGGTGAACGAGGGCGAAGACTCTTTATGGAATGGGCACAGCCCCGTCAGCTCTTTCCCGGTGCGGCGCAATTGCACGTATCGGCCCACAACGGCAGCCAGATCCACAGCTGCCTTCAACCGCTCCACGTCGTGACGCTGCTCGCTCATCGCCGACCTACCCGCTTGATGGATTCCAGGTGGACCTGCGCGCGGTACTGCACGCGCAGGTAGTCACCAATGCGCTCACGGCAGCCAATGCCCCCCGTGCAGATGCTGGCGTGCTGGCACGCTTCCGGGAGGGTGGCAATCATGTCCTTCCACTGTTGACGCGGGTGATTGCCGATTTCCAGCGCACGGGTGATGCAACGGCTCACGCTCATGGCTGCAACTCCAGCCGCAAGGCAGACTGCGGATCTGCCCTTGCCTCATCCTCGCGACGGAACCGCTCGCGCTCGGCAAGGGCTTCATCACCGCTCAAACCCGGCGCATTGTCGTAAAGCAGGCGCATCGCTTCAGCCATGTGCTGTCGCGCAACCGGGCTGATGGTCTTGCGGCCGGCGGGGTGTGGTGCCCGGGGCGCGCGATAGATGGCCATCTCAAGCACCGGTGGCTCCGCTCTCAATGCCCTGGCGCAGGGCGCGCTTCATGCCGATCACGGCGCCGATGACGTCATCGCCCTTGCGGCTGATCTCGTCGGCGTACTGCCGGTCTTCGGGGCCGAACTTGCCATCTGCCACGGCCGGGGCCAGCGCGCTCACCAGCTCGCCGTACTCCTGGAACAGTGTGGCCACGCACGCCACCTGCATGCCATCGTCGCTGGGCATTGGCACAGCCAGCATGCCGCGGCGGCGCGCCAGGTCCTGCTCGCAATCGGTGCGGTACGGCTCCGGCAGGCTCAGCACCCACGCGTCTTCCAGATCTGCCGGCAAAGTCTTGACCGTGCCGTCCATGTAGCGGCGCAGCACCTGGGCGTTGTTCTCCATCGCCTTGATCAGCTCAAGGCCCTCACCCGCACGCAGCTTCACCTGCCGCACGTCGGGCGCCGTCGTCGCGAGATAGCGCTCGGCCACCTGCATGGCGAACGTCGTGTAGTTGCAGGCCGTGGCATCCAGCATGCGGCGGGTGTGCGCGTAGACAACCGACTGCCTGGGCGGCAGAAACTGACGGGCGTCCTTCATGCGCCAGGCTCCACATCTGCAGCACCATGCTCGGCATGCAAGGACGCCCCACCAACATGCAATTCAGTGCACTGCGCCGGTACGACACCCGCACCGGTGTCGGTGCCATTGTCGCCGTGTTCTTTGTTCCCCAGCAGGCCGGCGCAGAACGCGACCAGGCCGGCCACGGTCAAGACAATGGCGACCGCGTTGCGGAGCATCCCCGGCATGGTTGAGGCAGCTTGCGCAGGCGCGCCCCGCTCCCACTGCTGGCGGACACGATCAAGCACTAGCTCGTGGCTGGGCTTACGCACCGCGACCACCCGCGATGGGAATGAGGCGGTGATAGCATCGAGCGCACCACCGCGAGCAGGCGAGATACCAAACCATGAAGATCGAAAATCCTTTCGACACAGCGTTGAAGGTCCGCAACATCCAGGAACCGATGCGCGGCGCAGCAGTCGACGTCACGGACACTCTGGACCTCGCTTGGGCCTCAGTGCGCGCGGTGTTCGAGGAAAAAGCAGAACCGCACCACGCGATTGCGGTGGCGGAGCTGATGCTTCGGCTTGCGGGGCGGATGATCCAGGAAGACAGCAGCACTGCAGCTTCTCGATAGCACCGCAACAGCATTCGATCCACGCCGAGGTGAAAGGCACGCGCACGAAGCGTGGCGCGGACGACTCATTGCACATTAGCCACCTCCAGGAAGTTGAGCGGCCAGCCCACACGGCGGCGGCGCTCGGTGAGTGCCGCCCATTCGTCGGCGGTCAGGTGCAGGTCGGCGATGTCGCCGTTGTTGTGGATCGGCAGGCCCACGAGCGTGGCGAGCTCGCCCGCACTCAGGGCGTCATCCAGCGGCGTGACGTGACGCGACATCAGGACACCCCCTGCACTGGAAGCAGCTGACCAAACTGAATGGCGCCGCGCTCCGGTGCTAGGCTCGGAGCCGCCAGACCAAAAACCACCCAACGGAGTACGACATGAAGGAAGAGATGCGAAACGCGAGAACCCAGCTGCACCGGACGCACGCAGACCTCGCGGTATTGCTTGAAGAATTCGGTGACGACCTTTTTGCAAGAAAAGGCTGGAAAGGCGGACTGAAAGGGCTCGACGCTGTGCACTACTACCTGGTGGTCACACATCACTGGACGCCCTCCCAGGTGCGGGGAATGTCGACTGAGGACATGCGCTTTGCACTGACAGAAGAATTTCAAGCGTGGACGCCGCAGCGATAGCGGCCGCCTGCAGGGGGCAGCTCACTCGGGCTGCTTCCAGCGCCAACATCCGGCCTCGCGCCGCATGCGCTTGGGCGACCAGCTCAGGCAGTGAGGCAGCGTTGCGGCCGGACATCAGGCCACCTCCTGCACGTCAGTAGCCGGGCCACTGACTTCCAAATACAAGGCGTGCAATCGAACAGCCGCCATCCCACCCGGCTCGCGAGTGCGGCCCTGCTTGATGTCGCTCACTGCTTGTGGCGATTTCCCGATCAGACGACCAATCTCCGTCAGAGACTTGCCATGCTCCTCGAGTGCCTTGATTCGATCTGCCCAAGTGATATCCATGGCGCACAATCTATGGCATCCCATAGAGTAAGTCAACGGGATGCCATAACGGTTTTCCATAAGAATTTGCCGATGGCAACGACTATCGGCGACCGCATTAGGGAGGCCCGCAAAGCGCGAGGCCTGTCTCGACCGGATCTGGCAAGGCTTTCGGGTATCAAATACCCTACCCTGGCTGGTATCGAGAACAACGACCAAACTGGCACAACCCAACTTCCGGAACTGGCCGAGGCGCTTGGTGTAAACGTCCGATGGCTACAAAGCGGGATGGGGCCCCGGGACGCGAGCGAAAAAGCCCAACCTGACGAGCGAGATTGGGCAGACATCACAGGTTACTCTCAGGCGGTCGGCCTTGGCGCTGGCGGCACTGAGGCTGTTGAGTACGCCGAGACTCATAGCCTGAAGTTCAAGAAAACCAGCCTGCGTCGGCGCGGCATCCTTAACCACCCGCTCGCTGTTTACTACGGCCGCGGCGATAGCATGGAGCCGACCATAAATGACGGCGACGCGATTCTCTTCGACACTTCAGACACACGGCCGGTTGATGGATCGCTTTACTTAATTCAAGTCCTTGGTGCGGCGAATGCTGAGTATTACGTCAAGCGCGCCGAGATATTGGACGGAATTGTTTATTTCAGAAGCGACAACCCAACCGGTGATCACCACTGGAGAAAGCCAAAGCGAATGGACTCGAACCGCGAACCTATTATTGTGATAGGCCGCGTTCATTGGATTGGGGGATGGGCTGATTGAATGGACGTGGCCATGGCCCCTTGCCACGGAATTGGATATGGGGCCCTTAAAAGGGGAGTGGTATGAAAATCGCAGTTGTGACAGTTCTTGCAATAATTTTGACGGCCTGCTCTGCACCGGCGGTAAGGCAGGCCCAGCAAAAAGAACTCATTGAAGGAGTTCCCATATGCACCAACCAAAAGCAATGCGACGCGCAGTGGGCAGCCGCCTCTAGTTGGGTTGCAAGAAACTGCGGCATGAAGATACAGACAACCAATGAGTCACTTATACAGACTTTCAATTCTATAGGTTCCTCAACAGATACCAGCTGCTCTGTGATTAGAGAAACCGTTCAAAGCTCGCGGAAAGCAATACTTATCAACGTACGCTGCGCAAATATTTTCGGATGCGTGCCGGCCGCGCATGAGCAAGCCGTATCGTTTAATCGCTTTGTTCGGGAAGCTGGCGAGCCTTTTGAATCAATTGCTTTTGGCATCGATGTAGATCAGGTTGATTCTGCCAATAGCATCACGACATCCCAAGCTCGCGCCTATGGCCTGAAGATAAAGAGCGTTGTGCCCAACTCCCCCGCATCCAACGCTGGAATCCAAGTTGGCGACCTTCTGATGGCGATAGACGGCGAGCGCATCCGCACCACCACTGAACTAGACGAAGCACGCTCGAGGCTTCGGGGCGGTGACGTCCCTACCCTCAAGGTGCAACGCGATGGAAAGGAAACCGCGCTGCAGTTGAAGTTGTAAGGACGAATTCTCGGGTCGGAAAGATGGGCCAGCCGGGCTGGCCCTCTTTTTGAGCTGACACCTATGGTATCCCATTGACTCTGGTTACGGGATGCCATAGATTTGGCCCGTCAGCCCACAAAGCTGACGGGCGACCGGCGGGTCGTCCCTGTCGGCCAGCCCTTCCCTCTGCCCGATAGCAGGCCCCTCCCCTGGCCTGACTGACCCGCCGGCGCCCTCCTTCTTCGGAGAGAGCGCCATGTCCCGGAATGCAGACCCTGAGTTCGACGAGCTCACCGCCGCGGTATCGCTGAGCGGCCCCGCCACACGCCGCTGCCTCAGCGCCTGTGCTGCCGCAGACCACGCCCACGCCAATGCGCTCAAGCGCCGCGGCATGAGCAAAGGGCCACACCGCTACCCCAAGCGCACCAACCGCATCGAGCTGCAGGGCTTGCGCGAAGAAGCCGCAAGCCGTGACTTTGCGCGGGAGCAGCGCGCATGAGCGCCACGCGCCTGGAAGTGGCCTGCTACGGACGGACAAAAGCCGTCCTGTCCACGCGCCTCAATTCAGCGACGCATGCGCGGATCTGGATGGCAGAGGTGTATTACGCGCCACAGCGCGCCGCAGCGGTCCAGGTCGTTGCCATTGTCGGTAGCGACGGTGAGCAGCCGTCCTTCGAGACGCCATCGGGCGCTGAGGGCATACGGCATTGCCTTTGGCTCGAACACAGCTGCATTGAATTGCCGGCCAGATCGTGGACGACGCTCAAGGCCTGGACTGATAGCGTGATGAAAGATGCGTCGAGCAGCGCCTCTGAGGCATTGCCGGCATGACCGCCGCCACCGCATCCGCCCGCTCCACCGGGCGCTTCCGTCTTGCTCGCGGCCTGCGACTGCAATTGACCGTTGTCGGCGACACCGTGCTGGCCGCCGTGTGCCCGGTGATGGGCGACGGCGCCCCCGAGCATTACAGCCTCACCCGCTGTGACCGTGGCCAGGTGAGCAGCGTGCCGACGCACTGCATGGTGTTCGGCAACACCGCCATCCCGGCCGATGACGACACTCGCGTGGCGATCATCGCCTGGCTGCGCGCGCACGACATTGCCGTGCGCGAGGTGCCCTGACATGCGCACCCACACACCCGCCGCCGCGCTGCAATGCGCCGACTTCGCCACTGGCCACCGAGGGCAGCTGCTGTGCCTGCAGGTGACGCCCGACAGCGCGCAGTTTGGGCGCGGGCACGTCTGGGCCGGCCTGTATGCCAGCGAGTACAGCCGCACCGCGCAGGAGGTTTCGGTGGGGTTTGCGCGTCAACTGGTGGCGCGCCCGACCGAGCTGCAGATCGGCGCCGGCCGGTACCGCATGTCCGCTACGGCGCTGCGCGCTGCCGTGCGCTGGCTCGATCGCGCTGGCCGCCGTGTGCGCGAGGTGCAGCCGTGACGCGCCGCATGCGCATCGCATGGTGCCTGCTGGCGCTGGCTGCCTGCTACATCGTCCCCCACCGCGTGCTTGAGCTGGCGCAGGCACACGCCGAACACGCCGAGGCCATCGCCCGTGGCCGCTGACATTTCCCTGGAGCGCCGCGTGCGCACCGCCTTTGCGGCCCACCGGCACGCCTACACGCAGGCAACCCATGCGCGGCTGCGCGGCGAGGCACAGCTGGCGGCGTTCTGGGCCGTCATCGCACACGCCTGCACTGCCGAAATGGACGAGTGCCTGGCGGCCATCCACGCCGGTGTGGAAGACGCCCTGCCGCCCATCCGCGGTTTGCTCACCGGCAACGCCGACCTCTACCCACTGGAGGCATGACCATGCGTCAAATCGCCATCCCACTGCATCCCAGCATCCCCAGCTGCCTCGCCGGCCACCATCCCCAGTGGGTAGAAACGCACGGCGCACCGATGCGCCTGCGCACCCGCCTGGGCACGCCCGTGCCTGTGACGTTTCACATCCAGTGCGCCCGCTGCGGCGTGGCCACGCGGCCGACGCATCTGCGCTCGCTCGTGGAGAACCGTTGGACCGACCCGCTTGGCCTGCAGCGCGTGCCGCTGTCACTGATCGGCCGCGCCCGCGAAGAAGCGCTAGCCGCCCTCAACCCAGCGGCACACGCCGCTTAGGAGTCCGTATGCACCTCAAGCCCATCGTCCGCGAAGCGCTGCTCGCGGCATTCCAGTCCCCCGATCACGCACTGCGTCGCACGCGCGCCGGCTTTCGTGGCGCAACGGATCGCGCCTTTACTCGCCGCGCAATCAACTGGCTGGCGGAAAGCAGGTTGGCCGACTTCGACCACCGCGATTTCCCGAGCGTTGTCACCCTCAATGCGCGCGGCATTGCGCACGCGCAGCAGCTCACCGCGCCTGTGTCGCAGGCGGGTGCGGCATGAGCAGCGGCATGCAATCGAAAGGCCTCGCTGCGCAGCTGCGCTCAGGCCTCTTCCACGCGAAAGACGGCGCAACCAGTGCTGCCCTGCAAGCCACCGCCGCACCCGAGTGCACGCGGTCACAGGTCACCCGCGCGCTCAACGCAATGCGCGGCACGGGCCTTGTCATCCGCACGCCAGATCCAGCCGGCACGCGCTGGAGCCTGACGGCGGCCACGCGCGCCAAGGTGGCCCGCACGCTGACATCGGACGCGGAGAACACTGCACGGCGCACCAAGCCTGCGGTCGTGCCGTCGCACTCCACTCCCTCCCATGCGGTGCTTGCCCTGAGTGCCGCGCAGAAGAAGGCGAACGAAAGCGCCCGCATTGCGCAGGAAATCGCCGACTTCCAAGCCCACGGCGGCCGTATCGAAATGCTCGGCAACACCCCCATCCGCCGCCCGGGTGGCTACCGCCAGTCGATGAGCGGAATCGCCACCGCCTGATGAACACCACCTCACAGGACGCCCGCACCCATGGCTGACGGCTCGCACTCCTTCAACTTCCCCGTTCCGCAGGTCTCGTGCCTGCGCCCCGGCGAGATCGTGGTCGATCTGTTCGCCGGCGGCGGCGGCGCCAGCGAGGCGCTCAAGCAGGCCTTGGGCGTGGATCCCGCGCTGGCCTATAACCACGACGAGTGGGCGATCGGCATGCATGCGGCAAACCATCCGCTGACGATCCACCACCGCGAGGACATCTGGCACGCCGACCCGCGCAAGGACGTCGCCGGTCGCCCAATCGGCTGGTTCCATGCCTCGCCGGACTGCACGCACTTCAGCCAGGCCAAGGGCGGCCAGCCGCGCAGCTACAAGACGCGGGCGCTCTCATGGGTTGCGCTGAAGTGGATCGGTCAGCTGTTACGCGCCGACTTGCGAGACGGCACGAACACCGCGCCGCGCATCCTGTCGCTGGAAAACGTGTGGCAGATCCTGACCTGGGGTCCGCTGGTGGCCAAGCGCTGCAAGGTGACCGGCCGCGTCCTGAAGATGGACGGCACGGTGGCAGCACGTGGCGAGCGCGTGCCGGTGGCGAATCAGCAGCTGGTGCCGGACAAGCGCCACAGCGGCCGCACCTGGCGTCAGTTCGTGGCTGCGCTGGAGTCGAAGGGCTACCGCGTGGAATGGCGCAAGCTGACCGCCAGCGACTACGGCGCCGGCACCAGCCGCGAGCGACTGTTCTTGCTGGCGCGGCGCGACGGCGAGCCGATCGTATGGCCGGCGCCGACGCACGGCACCGCGCCCGGCCAGCAGCCGCGCGTGCGCGCCGCCGATTGCCTGGACTTCTCCCTGCCCTGCCCGTCCATCTTTACCCGCAAGCGGCCGCTCGCTGACGCCACGCTGCGCCGCATCGCCAAGGGCGTCATGCGCCACGTGCTGCAGTCGGCCGATCCTTTCATCGTGCCGGCCACGCACCAGGGCTCGGACCGGGTCAACGACGTGCAGGCGCCGCTGCCGACGATCACGGCCGCCAACCGCGGCGAGCTGATGCTGGTTGCGCCGGAGCTGGCGCCCTTTATCACCGCAATGGCCCAGAACGTGGTCGGGAACGATGTGCGGCACCCGCTGCCCACCGTTCTAGCTGGCGCCAACCGTTTGGGAGTTGTATCGGCATTCCTCGAGCAGGCGAACGGCGGCTTCTACGAAGGCTGCGGCCGCGATGCGCGCGAGCCGATGAGCACCATCACCGCGACCGGCAGCCAGCAGCAGCTCGCGACCGCGCACCTGATCACCATGCGCAAAAACGCACACGGACAGGACGCGGCCGAGCCGCTGGGCACGGTATGCGCAGGCGCCGTGCACCACGGAATGATCGAGTGCACCCTGAGCGCAGAGCAGCAGGCCGGTGCGCTGCAGGTCGCCGCGTTCCTGGTGAAGTACTACGGCACCGGCATCGGCGTGGATCTGCGGGAGCCGCTGGATACCGCGACGACGCGCGATCGCATGGCACTGGTCACGGTGACGATCCAGGGTACGCCCTACGTCATCGTCGATATCGGCCTGCGCATGCTCAAGCCGCACGAGCTGTTCCGCGCGCAGGGCTTCCCCACCGGCTACCGGATCACGCACACCGCTGATGGCCGGGCGATCAGCACCAGCGCCGCCGTGCGCATGTGCGGCAACAGCGTCAGCCCGCCGCCGCTGGTCGCGCTGGCGCGTGCCAACCTAGATACGAAGCCGCTACCGCTGCAGGTGGCCGCATGATCCACGTCGGCGACTGCCTCAGCATCCTGCCCACCCTGGCCGATGCCTCGGTCGATGCGATCGTGACCGACCCTCCCTATGGGATTGGCTTCATGGGCAAAGCATGGGACGGGGCGGACATCACTGCGCGCCACGGTTACCGGCGAAGCATGCCGTCGACTGATCCAAGCGCCACCGAAAACGGCGCGCACAACAGCGCGGCCGCCGCTGCCGGCACATACGACATGAGCCCGGCAGCGATGCGAGCGTTTCAGCAATTCAGCGCCGCATGGGCGACTGAGGCTCTGCGCGTGCTCAAGCCTGGCGGATACCTGCTGTCCTTCGCTGCGCCGCGAACTTACCACCGCATGGCCAGCGGCATCGAGGATGCTGGCTTTGAGATCCGCGATCAGCTTATGTGGATTTTCGGGTCTGGCTTCCCGAAGTCGTATAACGGCCCCTGGGGCGGTACCGCGCTCAAGCCGGCGCACGAGCCAATCCTGATGGCGCGCAAGCCGCTCATCGGAACCGTGGCGGCAAATTATTCGGCGTACGGCACCGGTGCTTTGAACATCGAGAGATGCCGGATCGGCACCATGGGCGAGCAGCTACGCGCGGGCGCGGGCGGTATCCCGTGTCGCAACGACGTAGATACGCCGCGCGTTCGAACTGGCGAACCAAGCGCAGAGCGCCGCTACGCTAGCTGTGGCGCAAGCAACTTTGCGGCAACCCCTGGCCCGCGTGGAGGAGACCCAGCTGGCCGCTGGCCCGCCAACGTGATCACTGACGGAAGCGAAGAGGTAATTGCTGCCTTTCCGACTGCTCCGGGTCAACAGGGCGACCTGCACGGACACAGTCGGGACCGCAAGTCGCTGGGAATTTATGGGGACATGTCAGCTGCTCGCGATGCCATCGCTCGCCGCGACTCAGGCAGCGCTGCTCGCTTCTTTTACTGCGCGAAGGCCAGCAAGGCCGATCGCGATGAGGGCCTCGAGGGATTCGCCAGGGTCAGCGGCGGCATGGTGTCGAACACCAGCGGCCAGCACATCACCCGCCGGGATGAGGGGTACGAACCTAAGGCTCGCGCGAACAACCATCCTACGGTGAAGCCGACGGACCTGATGCGCTACCTGTGCCGCCTGGTCACGCCGGCCGGCGGCACCGTGCTCGACCCCTTCATGGGCAGCGGCAGCACCGGCAAGGCAGCAGCCCTCGAGGGCTTCGCCTTCGTCGGCATCGAAATGGACCCGGCCTATGCCGCGATCGCGGAGGCGCGCATCGCCGCCGCTCTCGATGCAGCTGCGCGCGAGGCTGCACTGCCGACACAGATCGGCCTTCCGCTGGGAGACGTCGCATGACCATCGCCCTCCTCGGCCGCGGCCTCGACGCGATCGTGCAGCACGACCTCGCCGGCATGCCGCCGGACATCACCAACGCCGCGCGCCTGCACCGCTACGAGTGCGCCCAGCAGCTGCGCCGCGCCACCCAGTCGCCCGAAGCGCGCGAGAACGAAAAGCTCCGCGAGCAGGCCGGCCGCCTCTATCAGACCGACTGGCGCAATGGCCAGCGCCCAGACCTCACCCAAATGCCGCAGCGCTTCGCGGCGATCGACAAGGAGCACAACCATGCGTGAGACCGCCACCTGTTTCACCATCGCCGAAAACGGGGAACACGGCAGGTTCTACCTTACCGAGGGAACTGAGCCGGACGGCCGCGGCGGCACGACGTATTGGTGCGTGCTGGTTTGCCACACCACGTTCGGCACCGTGGGCCACACCTGGAACAGCATGGGCCGTCCAGCGGCTCAGTTCCTGGCTAAGATCGGCAAGGACTACCTGCTCGATAAGCTGTGGGGCTTGGACTCGGATGTCTATGACGAGGACACCGGGCGCGCCGGCTTGGCGGGCCTGATCTTCGAGCAGCGTAGGCAGAATGGATGGGGTCGCGATGCAGCACGCACCGCGTTCGACGAGCTGATCGAAACAGAACTCAGCAGTAGGGAACAGTTCTTCGCGTTGGCGTACGGCAGCACGTTTTTCCCTCTCTGCGTCGACGGTGGCCCAACTCACACCGTTGCGAACCCGCAAGCCGTTGGGTTCTGGGAACAGCTGTGGCCAGCCTTTATCGCCGAGCTGACGACGGGAGTGGAGGCGTGCCATGCGTGAGCGCCCAATCCTGTTCAACGGCGCCATGGTGCGCGCCATCCTGTCCGGCGCGAAGTCGCAGACGCGGCGCGCGGTGAAGCCTCAGCCAGCCCCCGGGCAAGGCATGGTGAATGCGGCCTACTGTGGCGACCGCCATCTATGGCTGCGCGATGGCTCTTGCGACAAAACTGACCCAGCCAAAGAGTGGCGCTGCCCTTTCGGCCAGCCCGGCGACCGTCTGTGGGTGCGGGAGACATGGGCACAGCACGCGGACCACCCCGCGATGCGCCGCGCCGTTTATAGAGCTGATTCTGGATCAGAGCATGACGCGGAGCGCTGGCGCCCCAACATCCACATGCCGCGCTGGGCGTGCCGCCTGGTTATGGAAATCACCGACGTGCGCGTCGAGCGGCTGCAGGCGATCAGCGAGGCTGACGCACAGCGCGAGGGCGCCGGCGACAACGTGGATTACACGCGCAACCGCACCTACCGCGACGACTTCCGCGACATCTGGACCAGCACCGGCGGCGACTGGGACGCCAACCCCTGGGTGTGGGTCATCGGGTTCAAGGTGGTTGATCAGCAGGCCAAGCAGGAGGTGCAACTGTGATGCGCAAGCTCAACATGCCGACCGCCCTGATCGCCATCTGCTGGTGGGCAATGGAGACTAGCTACTTCGGATGGAAAACCATGCCCGGTAGCACCACCGAGCTTTTCGCCGATGGAATGGCGCTGACGCTGCTTGCCGCTGCGTTCGCATTCCCTCAGCACGGGTGTGTCCGCGTGGAGGTACGCAATGGTTGAGATCGAAGCCATCGAAGTAATGACGCTACCGCAAGCCGCGGACTATCTACAGCTCCACCCAGTCACCCTGCGCGGAATGATGAAGACCCGCAAACATCCACCCGGCCGCAAACTCGGCGGCAGGTGGAGATTCCACAAGGCGGCACTCGACGCCTACCTATCTGGTGAGCCATGGCAAGAAGCCCCTACTCTCTCGTTCCGCGAGGCAGAAAAAACACGTACTACATCCGCTACTCCGACCCAAGTGGAAAACGCGTATATCGAAGCACTGGGACTGCCAACCGGGCGCTCGCGATCGAGTGGGCTTCAAACTTCCACGCAGAAACGTACCGCACGAGTCGCTTAGGCGATAAGCCAAGGCGCCGCTGGACAGAAGCAGTGCCGCGCTGGCTCGCCGACAAACAGTCAAAGCGCAGTCTGGCTAAGGACAAGCACAACTTGATTTGGTTGGACCCCCATCTGCGAGATAAGACGCTTGAGGAAATCGATTCCGATTTGCTCGCCAAATTAATGGCGGCACGGATGGCAGAGCCGCGCGTCAAGCATGCCAACCGGAAAGACGAACGGCTAACGTCTCGATCCACGGCTGAAAAAATGCTGGCGCTGGTGCGCTCAATACTTCGCGCCGCGCACAGTTGGGGTTGGATTGATCGCGTGCCAGTGATTCGCCTTGAAGAAAACGGCAAGCCCAAGGAAGACTATCGATGGCTAACTCAGCGCGAAGCCGAGCGCCTGCATGATGAGCTTGCCGATCACCTTCGCCCGCTGTATCTGTTCTCGCTCGCTACCGGCTGGCGCGAACAGAATGTCCTACGCCTGGAGTGGAGCCGAATCGATCTACAGCGGCAAGTCGCCTGGATCGCCGGCACGCAAGCAAAAGCGAAGCGCGCCATCGGGTCACCGCTCAACCAACAGGCTATGGACGTGCTGCGTGATCAAAAAGGTAAGCATCCACGTTGGGTGTTCCCCAACGAGGACGGAGAGCCCTACGAGCGCGGCAACAACAGCGGCTTCAAGGCAGCGCAGCGACGCGCACGTGTTGCACCGTTGCGATGGCACGACCTTCGGCACACCTGGGCAAGCTGGCACGTGATGGCCGGGACTTCGCTGCGCTCGCTGATGGAACTCGGCGGATGGCGCTCATACCAATCGGTGTTGCGATACGCTCATCTGTCACCCGAGCACTTGGCCGTAGACGCAGCGCGCCTGCCCACGATTGCAACTGGTGCAAAAATGGCTCAAATTTCAAACGGGGCTGGTGATTCAGAAGCAGCGAAAAAGGGGAAAACCCTTGCGCTGTAAGGCTTGGATATGGTGGCCGAGGACGGAATCGAACCGCCGACACGGGGATTTTCAATCCCCTGCTCTACCAACTGAGCTACTCGGCCACTTAACCTGCAACACGATGCCTGCGTTGCGAGGACGCGCACTATAGCGAGCAGGCGCAGTTTGGGCAAGCGTTGCGAGCAACTTTGTTGCCGGCCGCTCTCGGCGCCGGCGTTTCTTGCGCCGGTTCACGCCGCGCGGCCGGGGACATGGCCTAGCCTGCGCGCGTCCACCGGAGATTGTCATGCGCCTGCCCCGCCTGCTGTTGTCGTTCGTCGCCCTGCTGCCGCTGACAGCGCTGGCGCAACAGCCGGTGCGTGCGGTGCCGCAGCTGGACATCTCGCGCTACGCGGGCCAGTGGCATGAGATTGCGCACCTGCCGGTGTCGTTCCAGAAAAAGTGCCGCGGCGACATCACCGCCAGCTACACCTTGCGCGACGATGGCCTGATCGGCGTGCGCAATGGCTGCCGCACCGCCAATGGCAGCCTGACCCAGGCCGACGGCGTGGCGCGCCCGGTCGATGGCCAGCCCGGCCAACTGCAGGTGCGCTTCGCTCCCGAGTGGCTCGCTTGGTTGCCGCTGGTGTGGGCCGACTATTGGGTGATCGCGCTCGACCCGGATTACCAGTGGGCGATGGTCGGCGAGCCGGATCGCAAGTACCTGTGGATCCTGTCGCGCTCGCCGCAGATGCAGCGCGCGCAATTGGAACGGCTCAAGACGCAGGCCGCCGAGATGGGCTACGACCTGTCGCCGTTGATTGTGGCCGCGCCGTTGTTGTGA